TCTTCTTTTAAGAGCGTCCATGTAGTTATTAGAATAACCACGTAGACTTTCGTTTATTTGGTTTAACGATACGTAACCTTCTTTACCTTGGTTTTCGTTAATAGAATTATTATTTATAATTGTCTCAGTTGCAATTCTTTCATTAATTCCTCTGAAATCGCGAGAATCCCAGAAAGACTTAACTTGATACGAAGTATTTAGAGTGAAGTTGTTAGCTTGAGAAGCCATCCAATTTCTTTCTCCTTCAGTCATACTTTCAAATAATTGCTTGTATGCAGCTGGCATAAGTTTAATATAGTTAGGAGTGTTTTCAACTTGTTTGTTAAGAACAGCTTCCATAATATTAACTACTTCACCTTCGTTAAAGTAGATCGCTCCTTGCATTGTTTCAACGATTGCCGATTTAGTAGTTTGATCTAAATTATAGAATGCTTGTTTACGACCTTCGTTTAACAATTTTAAGAATGGATATTTGTTTTCCAAAACAGCTTTAGCTGAATTTGACTTAATGTGAGTTAAGATTCCATCAACTGCTCCAACTAAATCGTCAACTGAAGAAGTTTCATTAACTTCAAATTCTACACCTTCGTTTAATTTTTTAACTTCTCCAAGTAAAGAACGAGTTTTAGTTAAAGCAGATGGTGTAATTTTCTCATTTAGAGTCTCAGCAATGTATTCTGAGTATTTAATACCTTGTTGAAGATTTTCTCCAAGATAGTTTGAGTATTTAATAGCTGCATCTAAGTTTTCAGCTAAATAGTTAGAATACTTAATTCCTTTTTCTGCACTTTCTGCAACGTATTCAGTGTATTGAATTCCTTTATCTACGTTTTCTGCAATGTAGTTAGCGTATTCAACTGTTTTTTCTACGTTTTCTGCAATATATTCAGAATAGTTAATGTTTTGATTAACTTTCTCTCCTAGATAGTCAGAGTATTGAATATTCTTTTCTACTTTTTCTGCTAAGTAGTCAGAATAGTCGATTACTGTATTAACTTTCTCTGCAACATGCTCAGTGTAATTAATACCTTGATTCAACATTGTTGAAAGATAGTTAGAATATTCAACCAATTGCTCCATTTCACCAGCTAAATAGTTAACGTATTCTACCATTTTAGCAACAACTGGAGATTCTCCTTCGGTTGCGTTTTCGCTGATCTTTTGAAGACCTTTGTTGTTTTTAGAGATGTTCTCTTGTAGTGAAGAAAATTTCTTTTTAACCAGTTCAGAATACTGATTCATCTCTTCTTTTGTTACAAACTCATTAGCCATTTGCTGTGTGTTATTTTGTTTAGTTGGTATTTCTTGATTATTTATTCTGTAAATCTTCACAGAATCCTCGAAACCAAAGTTTTCAGAAATATCTGTTAACTTGGTAGTGATTGCCGTAGTTCTTAATGAATCTAGTGATTCAAAGATTGCTGAATAATTATTTTGCAAACTTTCAGATACTTGGCCAAGCGCTGCTTGTGCAAAACCTGGTTCTGCAACCAAATCGTATGTGAATATTTTTGCTAATTTAACCTTTCCATTCTCAGCAACATTACCTGCAGCTCTTGAAGAAATTGAAGTAGTACAACCTGCTTCAACCAAGGTTTTTGCAATTCTACCGCATGGTGTATCTAATAGACGAAGTCTAATTTTTACACTATTAGTTGGTTCATCATAAGTAAGTCCCTCAATTACGTGAGATACATTAGCTAATGAAACGTCAAATTTTTGTGGATGATCAAGTTCACCAAATAGTCTACGCTGTTTGATCTTCTCATTTAAGTAAGTTAAATGAGGTAAGTATTCCTGTTTTTCGTAAATACGATTGTTTTCGTTCATTACTCCAAAAACTGCCGCAGTACCTTCAAGAATAACATCATTGTTTTCTCTAGTTACCGTAACCGCTTCATTTAGATGTTCAATGATAAACACTGAATTTTCTGGGACAGCAGGCTGGTTTAAACTTTTAATATTAGTAGTAGTCAACTTAGTCAGACTTTTTTGATTATTTATACGCGCCCATTCTTATTACTCTAGATAGGCCGTACTAACATTATTTATTAACGTCAATCAGCAAGTCTTTTAAAATTTGTAAGTTTTCTTCACTTATGTTTGAAAAATTTGGCTTTTTAACCAAGATCTTAAACACATAATTTCCTTTATGGCCAAATGCAGAGAGTAAGCCCTGACTCGGTATTTTAACTGTTATATTACTTAAGGTATCCCGATTAAATGATTTAATACGATACTTTTTGCCCATTGGGCTCTCCAGGATAACTTCTTCCGTGAATAATATATCGTGTAAACTTAGCTCAAAGTCCTGAATAATATCACTTTGGTCAATTGTAAGTCCTAACATATCAATGTTTATACGAACTATTAAATCACCAGTAACTACTGCATTTCTTTTTTTACTAAAATAATCAAATTCTTCAATTTCTTGACTTGACCCGCCTCCTCTAACCTTTAACGTAATTAAATATCTTCCATTATCAAATGTAATCGGATAACTTTCATTAGTCAAGTCAATTTTAACCCTAACTTGTTTATTTTCAGATTTTGCCGAGCCTGAAATAGTTTTATTTACAATATATTGTATATCAAATGAGGCTCCGTCCATTAATTCCTTAATAGTTGCCCACTTATCAACAGTTATTGTTAAATTCCTAAAATCATGAGGTCTATTTCCGCCAAATGAAAAGTCTCTAAAAGATCCAAAATTACCAAAAAAATCAGCATTAGCTGAACCATTAAACTTTCTGGAATTGTCATAAGCCTTACGCTTATCTTCATTACCGATAGTTTCATAAGCTTCCGCAATTTCTTTGAATTTATCTTCTGCTTCAGAGCTTCCGCTATTCTTATCTGGATGATATTTGGTTGCAAGTTTTCGATATGCTTTTCGTATATCGTCATGAGTCGAGGTTTCTAAAACTCCAAGGGTCTCGTAGTGATTCTTCAAAAAATGTGAATTGTAATTTAGTATCTAATACTAATTAGCCAAAATAAGTTTAATGGCCAATTGCAACCGTTTCAGAGAGCAGTGCATCTCTTATATTTTGTATATATTGTTGTGCTGCTCCTGGAGTTGAAGGCATTTTAGCATCAATCATTGCAGCTAATACAAATAGAGCCGCATATAAGGTATCGCCCATCACTGCACTTTCAACAATATTAGACGAGCCGATCCGGGTTGTTTTACCATCAATATGAACATTTTGAGCACTGGTTTTAATTGAATTTGAAACTACGTTTACTTGAGATTGACTCATTACTGTAATAACATTTCCATCTAATTCAACTGAAGATAGGCCGTCTTTATGATAAAGTTCAATTTTAGAATTCTGATCAATGTTTAGGTAAGAGTCTTTCATCTCAAGAGTTAATCCTTTACCTTTATTGAACCAAAATTTAATTTGCTCATCTCCATCAAATAAGATATAGTGAGCTCCTTCATATTCGTAATCAGTACTCTTTTTAAGTTCTTCTTTAATATCATCGCCGATTTCCTGTACCTGCTCATATTCCGGAGAATAAAGATCGCCATTATTAAATCGGACATTTACAATTGCACCCTTTTTAGGAATTGAAATTGATCCAGCTTTTGCATCTTGACCAAAAAATGCAGGCTTCTGAGACTGTATTGCCCATGGAATATCTTCAACCGGTAAAGTATCAAAAATACTAAATACTTTAATTTTACAACGACCCTCACGTAATGGATCAGTAACGTCAACTACTTCTCCAAGAAACTTGGTAGTTAGGTTATCTGATCCAGTTGGATCTTTTTCAATATCGTGATTTGGTCCTATCATTTTACACTTTTTAACTTTTCGCTTTACCTATTATCATAATTATGGATAAACATCACCCAAATCTCCGTCCTTAATTGTAGGCTTCTTATCTACTCCTGGGTAAATATCGGCATTCACAACTGATCCACCGCCTGGTCCAATTGGCGAAGTTCTGCCAAATATTCGGTTTGTTCCAAGAACCTCAGTAGATCTATTATACACATTTTGGCCCACCGCGGTTTCAAGTCTAGTTTGTAATTGATTAGTAATGTCACCAATTATTCGAGCTGGTAACCTTGCTGCGCTTTGTAAAAATCTTTGAGCTCTACCCTCAAGAGAACTTGCCAAGCCTGAAAAAATACCAAGCGACTGATAATCAGATTCAGTTGATGCCTCAGATTCTTCTAAAACCCATGCTGCTCTAATTTTGAATGACGTATTAAATGGCTTATCCTCAGTATAGGCTTTAATTTCAGTAGAGCCTGATCCACTAAGTATATCTGAAAAATCAAATTCACATCTTTGCAATCTGTACTTTAACTGGTGTAGTCCATTTTCTAAATTTCCAGCTTTATCATTAATATCTCTAATTTCAAATAGAGTAATTGTCATATCAAATGTTCTAAGATTATCCGGTAGGGTGTAACATAATTTATCAAAATCATAAATTGCTCTACGATAAGATTCTGCGAATTTAAGCAATGGCTGTTGTATTGAATCTAGGCAATTTATTGTAATTTCAACTTTTTTATCTCCTTCCTTAACTCTACTCGCGGCTTTCCATAATTGATCTGCTCCCATAATTGATTGAAAATACCATGGGCTCTCTTGTAATTGTTCTAATAATACAATTGCATCTCCTAAATATTGAAAATTCTTTTTTGTCCATGGAGAACCATACGCATACAACCAGTCAATCGCTTTCCATTCTACCACATTATACTCATTCGTATCGGATTTTTGATCAGTTGGTTTCTTAAGTAAGCCATCCCAAAATAATCCATCATTCGTTGCGTTTCGTTGATTAGTCGGAGGAAAAAAGTCTAGATCAAATGTTAGGAACACTGGATCTTGCACATCGTTAAGCGAACTTTTTACAAACTGCTTCCATCTTTTTGGTCCATTAGTTTTAAATTCTACTGCCATAATTATGCTTTATTTTCTACCTTAGGTTCAGGCACCCAATTTTTTCTACTTAAAATCATTGTTGTTTTAAATTTATATTCCGGGTCCAAAATATTATAGTGATATTCAATACTCTTTACGTAATAAGTATCGCTTAAATATGTATCTAATATTTCAGCAGAGGCTCTACTTTCCATTGGATTATCAGATTTTTGCGAATCAACCGGTTCAGCCAAGTCATTTTGTATTTTATCATGACTTAACTGCTGAACTCTGTTAGAAAATATATTTACTTTAATTCTACTTCCTTTAAGTATATTATGATTAAACCCAGGCAATTTAACTAACAACGAATTTTTATCAGCTTCTGCCATATTATGATTATTTAATAGCTTAGCAAACTTATAATTCAAATGTGAATTACTATAATCTGTACCCATCCATTTAACTACATCATTATCAATATAATCCTTTAAATCCGGAGATTGATATACGCTTACGCCATTTGCTGACGGTTCAGATAGAGGTTCAACAAACCAATTTTTAACAGGATCAGCTTCCCCATGTTTATAAACAAAAATTCTTTTTCTAAAACCTTTAGTTTTTAAAATATCTCCATTTTCACCAATCATTGAATATTCTAAAATTTTCAGCTCAGAAGATTTATCACCAGTTGATGAATTTGTCAAAATAAGTTTAATTGTTGCGTCCGGTACTTGTACAATATTTCCACTCGCTGCTCTAGATGTATCAATTGAGTCAGTTGATATTGCTGGATAGCCGTCTGATATTTCCTTATCATCGCTAAATTGTTTAAATTGTTTTTCAACATTAATAAAATTAAGCACATAATATCGATCAATAAAACATTCAAAAAAAGACTTTTCATTTTTATATGAGTGATCGGTTATTTGCTTAATAAATGATTTATAATTCAAGTTAGGATTAATCCATGTCATTTTATCGTTTGTGGTATCTTCATTTGTTGCAAAGCCTAAGCCTAACTCTTCAGCTATCTTTTTTAGTGCTTGCGCTGAAGTTAGTCCATTATACGATTTAATGAAATTTCCGTTTAAATTTGGAACGTATAATTCTCCAAAAAAATCATATCTAGTTTCTCCAGAACCTAATGGTATTGAATGAACATTTGTAATTAAGAAAGATTGAGAAAATGATTTTAGTTTTGGATGACTTTGTGCAACAAATGCCGTGATCAATAAACTTGTTCTAGGATACGTTCTTGAAGTTAAGGTTCCCATTGTATCAATTACTGCTACATGAATAGTTGGTACAATTGAATTCATTGATACATCCATTGATATTACATTCTCTGGAGCAATGATAGAGTTTCCAATTTTAATTAATGGAGATTTTTTACCTAATTGCTGAGCATAACCTGACCGTTCAGCATCCCTAAACTTTTTATCTGATCCAGGAGTTTCAAGATCAAGTACGCTAATACTCGGAGGAGTAAGTTTAGGGTCAAGAGTTTGTATAATTAAATCTTTAACTGCTGCCATTAACCGAATATTTTATTTTTTACCAAGGCAGCCTGTAACTTAGTCCTAGAGATTGGGTCAGGACAGTCATCCTTTTTCACTGAGGTAACGTCATTTCCGAAAACAATCTTACCATTCACAACTTTTACTGAAGTGTCTTTGGCTATATTCGGAGGTGCAACTACCGCATTTGAATTTTTCTGCAAATAGTCAAGTCGATTTTTATCCTGTTTAGTTTTTGGAGAAATTAATGCGGTTTTCTTCTTCTTTCGGGTAGAATTCTCCCAATTATTATTACTTCCATTAATATTATCCGGTGTTGTTAACATTGACGATAACACAGCCCCGTCCGGTGCTTTAATAAAATCGTTAATATCTAGTGCAAATGGATTTGATATTCCATTATACTTAAATAAAACACACATAAATGAAGTAGTCTGATATAGGATTTTTGAAAGCAGGTCTCCCCTCATCTGTAATCCATCATCAACGATGAAACTTTTACCTTGATTAACTAACACTCCTTTAAATGAAACACTTCTTCTAGTTAAGTCAGTAACAACATCGCCATTTATTTTTGTAAAACTTAGTTTATTTCCTAGTATTTTTAAATCTATCATATTATAGTAATTAGTTTTTACCGTATTGTCTCTGATAATAAAACAATAATAAGCTATCATCGAGTATCGGTCCTTTATTTGCTTGCTGTAATTTTACAGAAGCCTCAGTTATCCCATATCCAACCAAGAATCTATTCTTAAATTCTTTATAGCGGTCCTTTGTACCAGGTTTACCATTTTCAGGGTCTCCGTCTTTGAGGCTATCATAATAAGCTTGCAGCGATTTATCTTGCTTACCATCAGCCGTTGCTTCAATTGCGCTCCATAATTTATTATTCTCATCACCAAACGTATCATTAAGTGAAGATGTTCTAATCATACCTGAGGTTAATTTAGTCTCTCCAAGGTTTAACATTCTTTCAATTGCTGTTTTATCTCTAGGCTTTGCCTGTTTTAAATTTACTGAAAAGCTAACACCAGTTGGAAAATCGTCAGGGCCAAGCTCTTCATCCCATTTCAGATCAACTGAAGTACACAACAAATCTCCCATTACAAAAATTGGGTTAAGCGGATTACCGACAACAATATGCCATTCCCCAACCGGGCGGTCTGACTGTGCAGCTTTAATTCCAATAAGCTCAGGAATTGCTTTTCCTAATTTATCAGGTGCCATTAAGCCAGTTTGAAGACCCTTTCCGATTGTAGATACTAGATTATTTTGAATTGCACTACCTGCCTTTTCTAATGCACTAGTCATACTTGTTAAAATTTTATTAAATTCGTCAGAGTTATTTCCAGTATAGCTGCTTCCCCAACTTGTTAAAATTTTACCAAAGGCCTCAGTTGTGGTTGGGCTCATTTTTAGTCCAGTCTTTGGAAAATACCTAGCAAGTTGACCTAAAAATTGGGCATCATTATACGTTAAGTTAATAAAATTTGAAATTAAGTCTAGTGCTACAACCTTTGGACTCATACCATTAAATGATCTAAACGAATATTTAAAGTTTATAGTAAATGGATTATTCCAATTTTGATTTTGCATTCCTCTACTACGTTTACTTGATTTATGAATAACATTTACTGGACCATATATGCGATTCCAATATGGGCCACTTGTTGAATCGTACAAATTCTTTTGAAACTTTTGTATCTTTTCTTCAAAACCACTCTGCTGCTGGATTGACTCATCTGTTCCATTAATCGTTGCGTATGCAGTAGTTAACGTATTGGCAATAACGTCACCGCCTGGAACCCCTTTAAATAAATCAAGTACCTCCTTTAAAGTTATTTCATTACCGGTAATTGTTTGTTCAGTAACCTCAACATCACTAAACGTCATATCCCATTTAAAAACTCCAAGGTTACTTAATGAGTTACCAGTATCACTACCAAACCAAGTAACTGCTTGTGCAATCGGTAATGCATTACGTCTTTGGTCAGTTTGACCTAATCTTAGGGAATCATCAATTGGAAATGGGTACCTACGTAATGTTATTAATCTATTATTTGGGATCTTACCGTAATCTTTACAAAACATAAAATCAGTTAAAGAGTAGGGTTGAAATCCGACTGGTGAGCCTGCTGATTTGGTTGCTCCCCAATTTATTAAAACTGGTGCAGTTGGATTAGACAGTGAACTTTCAATATTTGATTTAAAGCTACGAGCTTGCTGAGCAGTCCCTTGAGTAAGTCCGCCTAATGCAGCTAATGCATCAGCTGCCTTTTTCTTACGGTCAGGCGTACTGCTAAGCTTTCCACTTGTAATATTCTCAAGCACAGTTTTTTTAAGTATCATCTGTGCCGTTGATTGAGCAACGTAATCAACATCTGATTTTAAATTACTTGAAAATCCAATAAAGTGACCTTCCGGTTTATATATTGAGCCGGCATTAAATGCTGCATATTGAAATACTGCAAACTTATTAAATATTGAACTTACATTAGTCTGCAAAAACCCACCATCGCCAGAGTTACTTGCGATTCCCTTAGCCAATGCAGCAAATCCAGATGCGCCAATTGGAGCTGCTAATTTTTCCAAATAGTTAACTCCAGCAAATGCTTCTGCTGTGATTAATGGTAGTCCAAGGGTTGGATTTATGTCAGACATATTATTAAACTATTTTTTATAAGGTTATTTATCGACCTAAATAAAAAAAGGAAGATTGTAAGACCTTCCTTTTGTAAATATCAATAGATTTAAGTATTATTCACCAATTTCAATTTCATATCCAAATTTAGATGGTTCTGGTGCATTTGGGTCAAATGGGTGTTTAGTTTGAACCCCATTTTTAATAGTTGACCACGGAACACTAATCGATATATTTTTTGGATAAAAGGGTAATCCGCCCCATTTTACTTGAAATCTACCATCAAATGGTCCAGCATCTTCAATTTCAAAGTCATGTCGATCTTCTTCCTCCATATTATCATCCCATATTGAATACTCGCCAGCAATATAAACAGTCCTTAATATAAAGTCAATTTCAGGAATTCCCTCATTATCAAAATAAGGTTTCATCTCATAGGTAATCTTAACTGTATTAAAACTAATATCTTCAATCTCAGCAACATTGTCAGCTAAGCCTAATTCGGCTAAATCTGCCACGTCTGTACCGGCTGGATACCTAATAACTGTCCTATAGAACTCAACGTCAATATCATACTTGTGAAATTCATGCTCTAAATAATCCTTTCCGTAAAATGCTTCAAACAATTTTATACCTGACTTCATAATTAATAATTTGCAAAAGTGCCAACGAATCTACGTAAGTAGCGGTTACTAGTTTTCTTGCTTTCTTGAATTTTTTCAATCTTTTCAATATTATCCATATATAAACCTGGAACAACCACTAGGTTTTGTCCATGAAACTCAACTGGATTAACTAATTCAACTTCAATTCGATCGACATCAGGTTCATAACTATTTTGATAGATTTCGGTAACGATTGCTTCTTGGCCATCTACCATTTCAAGCAAATCGTTTTGCATTTCTTCCACATCTACGTGAATCCTAATTTTGTCACCTACTGAGAGCTTCATTGTTTTTTGGTTTATATTTTTTAATATTTATTTGTTAATAGTGCATTGGATCCAAATCCGGATTTGGAATCATCTTCCAAGCTTTTTCAGCTGAGCCATTTCCACCTCTGGCTAATTGAACTTCTTGTGAATTTCCCTTAACTACATTAAGTGCATTAATATAGTCACCGCTATCTAATAGATCTTGTACCATATCGGCATCGTCTTCTGATAATTTGGCTCTATAAACAACCGGATGACGTTGACCATTGTATCTACAGCGCATTTGCATCATTGATAAATTACCAACATACTCCTTTTTAACAGGATCGTTTTTTGAATCAGTATCACTAAGCCCCAAGTCAAATAGGTCATCTAACTCATTTGCATCAGCCATATCTGGTTCCTTCATAAAGGATTCTAATCCATGGCAATCAGCTATTCCATAATACCAATTTGAACCAGCAGATACTGACTCTTCTAATGACTCATTAAATATACCGAAAGGTTTAACGTAATTGTTTTTCATAATTATCCCCAATTTTCTTCTAATTTACTACCACATGAGCACAGGTGGTCTTCATTAATCTCATGTGCTTCATACATTGTACCACATTCATTACATGAATATGACATTGTGCTAGATTCGTAAGTTTCCTTTTCGGTCATTTCTCCCATTAAGAAATCTGCAACTTCTTCAATATCATCTTTTGATGATGTTATATGGTCTTCTGCCCAATTATGACCATTTTTTAATATTTGATCAACCTTCATTGGGTCCATTTCCAACATGATATTAATTAAACGCTGAAGTGTTTTTAAATTTCCAAAGAACATATAGTTCTCAACTTCATGATTAGACTCATGGTCCATTCCAGCAGCGTGTTGTGGAATGTCTAAGGTGTTAGCTTGATGAGCAGTATCCGGCCCACTATGCATAAAGTTTTCAAATGTTTTAACTAATTTCATTTTTATAAATTATTTTGTTCTTTTATAAAATCCGCAAATCCAAGAATGGATGAAGATTTTTTGGTTTTCTTTTTATTAATTTTTGGTCCAAAGTTATCTCCTGAACCTAATGTAGTTTGAGTAGGCGGTGTAATTGGTCCCATTGATCCAATTGAGCCTGGGGTTTGAATAGCTACTCCTGGGGCAGATACTCCGCCGTCTTCACTAACTTGTTTTGGTTTTTTCTGATCAACTACTGATGTGTCTAATATAAACATTCGAGTATAAGCATCAGCCTTCATTTCACCTTCTCTACCTCCAATTGCTTTTCCGATAACTTTACCTAAGCCGTTGAGACTTTTTGCATAGATCGTGTGTAGATGCTTACCAGTTGCCGCAAATGCTCGACCTGTTTCAGTATCGGGTGCACCGCCGGCGCCGAAAATAAGTGCCATTAGATCTTGCGAAGCTTTTCTAAATTTCATTAATTTAGAATCATCTGCGATTTGTTTACCTGTAACAGGTAGTGCAGTTCTTTCATATAGGGGTAATTTCTTATTGAAATCATAATGAATTCCCTTATATTTTTTAGTATCAAATTCTTTGTTTTTGGCTTTATTAAGTAGTTCAGCCTGGATATTTTCAACTAGCCTACGTAGGTATTCTTTAGCATCTTCCGATACGTCAGGAAAACCGTTAATACTAACTTTAAGCGAATTTGCTTCTCGGTTAATATCATCTTCATTTGTCCACATTGTATATTGAAACTGAAATATTCTACGAATCAATGATGCAACGTTTTTATTTACATGAACTCCTGATAATATGTTTGCTAAGGTTTCTTTTCCTAAATCATTTTCAATCTTTTTCTGATATTCATCATTTGCTGTTTCAATTCCAGTAACTACCTCAGGCGGCATATCCTCTGACATTTGGTCAGCTGCTTCGATACTTAACAAAATTTTAGTAGCCGCCTCAGTTTTATCTTCTTCGGTTTGGGCCGCTTGATATTGTGAATACGCCTCTTGTGTTTTTTTAGCTGGTAGCATAACCTTTAACGCATAAATATCAAGTAGGTCTTGTTGAATCTTTTTAACCTTTTCATTAATTTCAGTGCTAAACTCCGATTGGCCAGTTTCCGACTGCTTTGTGTAAATTCTTTCAACTACTTGAGTCCTAGCTGCAAAGATCATCATTTTTTGAGTTATCTTCTCAACTTTTTGAACATTAATTTCAGGTTCATTAAGTGCTTGGCTTAACTCTTCACGAAAACCTCGCAATTCATCCTCTAAGTAAGTAAAATAAGTATCAAATAGGTCCTTTACTTTAGGATCACTAAACACCTTCATAAAAGCTGGATCATTCAACTTTGCATCAAGCTCTTCTTCTCCCAAGCTAAACAGGTAATCTAATAATTGATTAACGTAAGAAGTTATATCAATCTTTTTATTAGAGTCATTTTCTTGTCTAGAATTAGCCTCCTTTGCTTTATCCAATAGGCCACTAACGCTTGATCCAATTTGAATCAAGTCAGTTTCAAGAATTAACTTCTCGAATATTGATAGTCTTTTTACGTTTAGAAACATATTACTTTTGTTGCAGTAAATACTGAGTTTTGTTAGTTAAGTCTAGAATTTCGTCCACTAAATTATATAATTCAGAGTCTTTATCTTTTTCAAAAATCTCGCAAAATGTTCCACGAAGAGCTTCTTGAACCAAATTAAAAAATTCAGTTCTTGATAGTTCATAATCGTATACCATAATTGCAGCTTCGCCAAATTTAAGGTGTTGTGCACCGTATTTACCAGCAATTGCCTCTACTAGTGTATCCATTTGCTCAATGAAAGTTTCGTAAAACATTCCAAAGTGACGGTGTTCTGTATCATACCCAGTTTGCCAGTGTATAATTTTAGCTTGATCAGCTATCTGCATAAGAGATAGCATAAAATACGAAATTGTATTTTCTGAGCCAGTTTGAGGTTCTGTTAAATCTTCTAATCCGAACATTAGTTTTTGTGATATTTTTGGGCTTTTTGCCATTTTGAAAAAGGCGTTACCCAGAAGTCACGCTCAATATTCTTTTGTAAAAAATCGTATACATCATTACCAGTTGGATGTTGCATAACTGCATTTTTTAAAGGTTCTTTACCCTTTCGGTAGTTATCAATATTTTTAGCCGTCTTTTCCATAGAGTTATTTATTAGCCGATCTAACTCAACTTCTAGAATCTTCGGCTAAAACTTTATCTGATTGTTAAATATAAGTAATTAATAAAACTATATGAATTAATGAAGTTTGAAGAATTAACACCAGAGGATATTTCAACACTGTCTGAGCTCTATTGGAATAAGGACATAAGCTGGGATAATCGAATGAAAGAATTGAGTCAGTTTCTTAATAAATCTGAAAGAACTGTACAAAAGTGGTTAGCCAAACTTGGAATAACCGAAAGTTCAATACAGGAGTCTCCACAATTAATTAAAGCTAGAGAACGTAAGTTTAATAAAAAGAAAAAGCGATTTATCATCACCTGGGCTCAAAATGATACACCAGCACATGAAGAATTTATATCAAATCTTGAAAAGTACGCAGAGCACATTAATGCAGACATTCATGTAATTGCCGGTAGATATAAAAACCCAACTTCTGTATTTTCTGATAAAAATTATGAAACTTGGGCTGAAAGAATCGAAACTTATCTAGATGCTGGTCGCCATGAAGTCCATAAACACATGTGGATCATGTCAGACATTAAGATTCAGCCAACCTCAGTTGATCCAATGACTGGTTTACAAGGAATGAGTGGTATTAATTCATGCGTATTTGGGTCGCCTAGAGTACATCTAGAAACAATTCCAGTATTGGAAGGTAATCTTCCAAAAATGATGATGACCACTGGAGCCTGTACTGTATCTAACTACACTGACTCTAAATCAGGTAAAAAGGGAGAATTTCATCATACTCTAGGTTTTGTGGTTATTGAAATAAAGGACGTAAATACCTTTTTTGCTAGGCAAGTAACCGCAACTGAGGATGGAAATTTTACTGATCTCTATAATAGAGTTGAATATAATGAAGACCTTGAAACCAGTGAAATTAGTCAGGTAACTTCAATCGCAGTTGCGGTTTTAGGAGATTTACACTATGGTCAACACGATCCGCGTGTAATTTCCAAAACTCTAGACCTATTTAAGAAATTAAAACCTGAAAATGTTATTCTACATGATGTATTTGATGGACTCTCAATTAATCATCATGAGATAAATGATCCATTTATGCAATACCGTCGAGAATTAGACGGTTCAAATTCTTTAAGAAAAGAAATTGATGCAATGTTAAATGGGCTTGAAGATTTTAAAGATTATAATGTATCAATTGTCAGAAGTAATCATGATGATTTTTTAGATCGTTGGTTAAAATCTACTGATTGGAGAAAAGCATCAACCTTAAAGAATTCTTTGGAATATATGGAATATAGTGCTCTCTTATTAAGAGGAGTTGCACCAAATGGAGTTATTCCATACCTAATCAATCAAAAATTTCCTAAATTTAAAACATTAGGAAGAAGCGATAGTCTTGTAGTAAACGGTTGGGAATTAGCTCAGCACGGAGATGTAGGTTCAAACGGTTCTCGTGGATCTCTTCTTCAATTTCGTAAACTAAATACTAAAATTATCGTAGGCCATTACCATTCTCCTGGGCGTAGGGATGGCGCGCTAGCTGTCGGGACCTCTACTAAACTAAGAGTTAACTATAATGTAGGTCCAAGTGGATGGCTCCAATCACATGTAATCATTCACCATGATGGTAAGGCTCAACATATTAACTTCATCAAGGGAGAATTTACAACCTTAACATAGACACCTACATAGACACTCTGTCTATGTTGCATAAAAAAGCTCCAATTTTAAAATTGGAGCTTTTTTTATTCAAAAATTAAATAGGTTTATGATTCTATTTGGATTATTGGTTCTGGCGTAGAAAATGTTACTCCTGAAACTATTTCAGTCTCTGCATCAGGTATTTGCTCATTTACGCTTTCATTTAAAGATTCAATTAAGTCTTTATTTAGATTATAGAATTCTGAATGGATCGGAGATGGCGATGCTTCTTTAAATGCTGCAAAATCTCTGTCCTTAATTGACATTAAGATTGAATCGCCGACTGTTGTTATAGGTAATTCAATTAATCGAGTATCTCGTTTAATATTTAGGTTTCTAGATCTCTTTTTTGCAAGTTCTAATTGTAGTGCTAGATCTTTTATTCTACTAGGTTCAGCTGCTATACTTAGCGGTTCAAATCCTGGCTTTATTGCCTTTAGAATAGTTTCAATATTTCCATCTTTTACCATTACATGACCAGCAATATTTTGTTTATCATGTGCAGCTAATTTAGATAATGAATTGTTTAAAGTTTCTTTCTTAAATGGAAACATTTTTCCAGATTTTCCAGGGTGTACGCATACAAATAGAGTAGGTAGCCCATTTTTTTCAGTTAACAGTTTTGCATTTTTAAGATGGCCTTTGTGTATTGGTTGAAAATCTGATACTAATAGATTAACCTTTTTTACTTTACGCTCTTCATTTTCAGCAACATCGTATGTTTCAAAATATCCAGGGGCTTTATCGTCTCCAACAAATTCACTAAATGACGGAAAGTAATTTTCAAATAATTGATCTCCCATTGCAACTTTTGAAAGTTTATCAATTTGATCAATTAAATTAGATTTCATTGCATCAGTAAATAGAGTTGAATTAACTTTGATTTTCTTTTTTCTAAAAATATTAATGAATATTCTGTAAATTTCTTTGTAGTTAGGATTCTTACCAAGTATATCAATTACAGTTTGATCATTAATTAGGTCCGGATTAATATCAAATTCAGGTCTAGTTAAAAACTGAGGTATTTGAATTTCTAAATCATTAAATTTATCTCCGTATTCCTTAATGAACTCAATAAAGAGATGATTAATTAATGAAACAAATCGCTCGTCAGCCGTTTCTCCAGAAATTGTAAAACTTCTAAGATCGGACATTCGATAGCTTTCAATAAAATTCATTAAGTCAGTAACAATAATCCAAACATAATCATCACTCTTCTTTTGAAACTTTTCCTGAGGAAGATTCTTTGCATTATCATAAAATACTGGATCAATAATCTTTGCTAGAGTAGACGAATCTCCAATTGGATCCTCTTCATCAAAGAATCTAAATACAATTTCACTAATTTCTCTATCACTTAATTCAGGTTGAGAATTTTCATCAACTACTGGATTTAATACTGATAAAATGTGTTTGCTAAATGATTGAGTTTTAAATTTCTCAGCCAGCATTGGTAAGCTAGTAAATATAAATTCTTGAATTTTTACCTTTTGCTCGTCATTTAATTTTCCTTGAAATATAATAGTTGGTGAGTTAACTCCAAGTACTCCAGCCCATTTATCCAATTCAGTTTTATTATGGATAAGTTTAGAAGTTTGATAATTTTCATCAAGTACTTTAATATGACTTAGAGTTAAAGGTATCTCTTTAGAAGGATTATAGTCCATTCCAAATACATAATTTTCAGGTATTGAGGTTAAATTACCCCCAATACTTTCAAAATGTCTAATGCCCGGCTCGTAGTACTTACTAAGAACTCGGTCGATGTAACCAATTTTGCTGTCTTTTTTAAAGAAGTTAAAGTTATTCTGTTTTGCATCTCTTTTGGCACCAAAATAGGCGCCGTCATTTTTTTCATTAATGATAACGGTCTTATTAAGAAGATTTTCTAAAAATTCTTTTCCACGTTTTTCATAAACATCTCTTAAGTGCGATAGTCCTGCCATATTGGTTATTTATTAGGCTCTATTCCTAATAATGCATAGCACTCTTGATTAAAGGATTTGATCGAGTCTTCATCAAATCTATTAAAAACGATGCTTAGTTTGTTATTTTTAGCTGAATTTGCTAAGTCAGTCATTCCTAACTCAATTAAATGAGCCATTAATCTTTGTTCTTCAACCGTTGAATGAGCTCCATCCCAAGTATCTTTAACTCGATTAGAGTCTCCAGTTTGACCAGCTACAGTAACCACCAAAGTCTTGGAATTTGAATATAGTGTTGTATTTAATAACTTTAAAAATTCAAGTTCGGCTTTATTTCGGCTTAATCTCTTTCGCAGAATTGCCCAAGTATAGGCAGATATAATTGCTCTGTCAAATATCCAAATTTTATCTTTGTATTCAGGTCTAAGATTCATTTCCATAATGGTCATAATGTTACCTAAACTAAAATAGTGTAAACTTGAATTATTATCTAAATCTACTAAATCTAGAGTTTTAATGTGATCTGCAAAATAGAATTTGTAATATTCAATCCGTGAATCATTACTGTTTTCTATAAATTTGTTAATTAAGAATGTTTTGCCACAGTGCCTGGCTCCTTCTACAAATAATATCATAATAATTTTAATCTTTCTACTTTTGAAAATTTTTCTAGGGATCTTGCTGAATCCCAATCTATTTTAATTACTGTGCTCTTATCGACAAAAATGAAATCGACAGTAGCATTTAGTTCAGTATATAAAAAGTAAGAGGTGTACTTAATGATTTCCCAAAGAGAATCCTCAAATATCGTAATTGAGTCAGCTTCAGTAGTTTCTACCAATTCAATGACGGTCTCAGCCTTATCGCTTTCTCTTCCCAAGAAATAGGTTTTATCGAACCTAATATTATACTCAGAAAGTAGATCCAGAACAGCTGATTCGCAAGCTTTAACTCGATGAGTTATCAAGTAGTTAAGACAATTGTCTCCAGTTCTGTCAATAGTATTAGCAATACCGCAAATATTAAACTTTTGGTCAAGTGATTCAGCTGAGTCAAACCATTCATATGGGCTCTTTCCTTTGGCTTCACTGCACGTATAACTGGGAACCCTAAATAAGGTTTCATCGAAATCGAATATATTAATGTGGTGTCCTTTTTCCATGGAATATTTTACTGATAAATAACCTAGTAGTTTTATCTAATATACTAAATAATGAGCAGATCAATACGACATACCAGAGAATACAATGGAAACAGGTACAACCTGGTTAGAGATTGTGTGCAAAACCAGCGACCGTTTGTTGTTTACAACTTTACGGATCCAGATCAATATAATAAAGTCTTAGCCGACCTTGATTCATACGGTAAATTAAGTTACGTTCTACAAGTGATACATTCAATTGAAAGTTCAGGTTACAGAATGAAACGTAGTTTTCCAAGTATCTTTGTTACTAACCATGATACTGAAGTGACAGACGATGAATTTAAGAACATGGCAAAAGGTTCAATAAAGCACTATAACTTAGATTCAATAGTGTGTCTGTATGATGGAGGCGTATCTGTATTCTATAAGAACGGAGACAGCCATCCACTTGGCGATACTATTTATGCAAGTACCACAATTACAGACTTTTTATCGGACTTTTATCAAATAGAAGGAGTATATTATTCTTTCGTTAGTTAAAACTTAACTAGGCTTTTTGATAAAATATTTAGATGGAAGAACAAACTCCCCAAAAAAGAACGATTGCTGAAGTATTCAGAGAAAAGAGAGAATCTTTTTCTGGCGAAATTTATATTGGAATCAAGTTACTTGAGAATATCCGAAAGATACCGGAAGCTCAAGTTACCTTCCTAAGTCTACGCCAGCGATTATTAGAAGAAAATCATACCCTAATTGAGCACTTTACTCAATTAAAGAAGACTTATCGAGAAAAGAAAGGTGAAGAATGGGTTGATGCTTCAAAGAATCATCAAATTCGATATGGTACCAATGAAAAGAATACGATAGTTGACGGTAAAACTGCAACTATCAAAGAAAAATTAGAACAGATTGAAAATCAAATTGCCTTCTATGCAGAGTCAATTAAAACAACTGATGCTGTTCTGTTTGGAATAAAAACACGATTAGATGTCCAAAAACTATTGGATGGACATTAAAATTATCAACTACTTTGTTAACTTTTAAATTAACCAATGACCGTCAGCACCTACAATTAGTTAAGCACGAAATGAAGCGCGAGCTTAAGGACTTGCAACTATATTTTAGGAAAAGACAAAAAGGCTATCATTTTAATAAGCTGTACAAACGAAAATTATGGGATGGTTATGATAAATTTATTGATGTAGATCTTAAGATTGGTGTTGGTTTATGGAAGGAAATTATTAATTTCGGCAAGAAATATGATTACGAAATAAACATTGATGGCTTAGATGATCTACTTAACCTATCATTTACTAAAGAACAACTAGATAAATTTGCGTCTGTATTATTAGACGGTTTACCAATTGATGCATATGATTATCAACTTGAAGCAGCTCATCGAGCCTTAAAATTTAAATTTTGTTCTCAGGAACTTGCAACTTCTGCTGGTAAAACCCTAATCCTATACATTTATATTTCTTTTCTAAAACGTAAAGGGATTATCACTAAAGATAAAAAAGCACTAATCGTAGTTCCTAATATTTCGCTAGTCGGCCAAACTGCCGAGAAATTTGAAAAGGATTACCATACTGGCCTAATGAATTATTCAGTGCTATCAGTAGGCGGTCAAAACAAATATTCTGAAGAAAAATTTGAAGAGGCTGATTTGGTTATTTCTACATATCAAAGTTTAAAAAATAAAGAACCTGAATTCTTTAAACGATTTTCAGTTATTTGTATTGACGAGTGCCATACCTCAAGAGGCGCTTCAATTAAAGATATTTTATTGGCATCAACTAATGTTGAATATAAACTTGGACTTTCAGGTACAATTAAAATTGAAGAACAATATTCAGATTTTTTCAAGATTCAAGAATTCTTAGGTCCATTAAGCATGACGCTTAAGTCAAGTTTCTTAATTGATCAAGAGCACTCACCAAATGTCTATATTAAAATGGTTAACCTAGACTATCCAATAACTGAGCCATTTGTTAGAGAATATAAAGCACTTAGAGAATCAGGTAAAGCCGGTAAGGAATTATTTGATGCAGAGCGTGCATTTATTATTTCATATGAACCTCGAATTGAGTTTATTTCTTCATTTGTCCAAAAACTTGGCGGTAATACCCTAATTCTATTCATTAACGTAAAGGATCAATACGGCCAACGTATTTGTGATAAGATAAAAGAGTGGAATGAACATGCATATTATATAGACGGTGGGGTTGATGGAGGAGACCGTGCTGATTATAAAGAGGCGATGGAACGTGAAGTTGGAGCAGTCATTGTTGCAAGCTATGGTACTTTTGCTACAGGTATTGACCTAAAGCGGGTTAACCAAATTATCTTTGCTGAGAGCTATAAATCAGAAGTTACAATTCGCCAAGCAATTGGTCGAGGTATGCGTAAGCTTGCTGGAAAACATGAAGTTACAGTATACGATTTAATTGATGATCTTGATGGCTATATTGTAAAACACGGAAAAGCCAGAGAAACCATTTATCTTAAAGAGAAATTTATTGTCAGCAAACACAGATTTGATCTTACTAAATTTATTGGTCGATAAAAACGAAGAACCTCCCGGATAGCGATATCGAGAGGTTCAAATAGCCGAGGCTATTACGGTCCTAAGTCCGTTTATCTTTAATCTTCTCTACTCTTTAACCATAAATAAAAATATTCTTCAGCGTTATCTTCAAATTTACTAACTCTGGCTTGTATTGCTTCCATGTCAACTTCCCATTGAGCTAAGTCAGTTAACTCTTTAGTTAAGTATGCTTTAATTGTCTCATATTCCTTTACTAACTCATCAATCTCAGAAAGTTCATCGGCTAACCCTAACTCTTTTAATTCTTGATAGTCAATTTCATTTGATTGATTTACTAATTCTTCAAACTCCCCGGTTTCTTTTATTTCATCCTTAATACGTTCATATTCCTGACAACTGTCATCAATATCAGTACGTACATCTTCAGCTTCATGAGGTGGAGCTAATAATAACCATCCGCCGCTTTTACCTCCCCAACTAATATCATCAATCCATGGATAGAGACTAAACAGGTCGTCAACGAATCCTTCACGTGTGTCATTCATCCATACCCACCATTCATCATCAATTGCCTCTTCTGGCATATCCGGTTCTCCTAGTATTTCTCTAACAGTATCAGCCTCTGGCCAAGAGTGTACCTTTACGTCAAGTGCAAAATGATCTTTGCGCCAGTGTCGGCCTTCTCTATTCCACCAATAGTTGTTTTTTAAGTCAGTCCATTTTTGTTCAACTGCATGAATCAGGTCAGGAATGTCTGCTTCAAAACCAAAATCAGTAAACAACTCTGCATATTGAGCGTATAAGAATGGATCCTCTGACCAGCGGTTGGCCTCATTAATAAACTGTTGGAATCTTTGTAATTTCATTAGTGACTAGCTTTACTTATTTCAATTGCCTGTAACTGTTTAACTGCTTTTTCTCTAGTTGGATGCGTACCTAAAACTTTAGTACCCTTTTTATTCATAACAACCCATTTGTTACCACGGTGTACAATCTTCTCGTTAATCTGAGCAAATTCACCAAATCTAAATACTGAATTTTCAGCTAATTGTAATTCTAGTTGAGGTTGGGTGGCTGGCTGTAATTGATTAACTGCATTAGTTGCAATAGATTCAACTTTATTTACAATATCAGTAACCTTTGACTGAATCATTTGAAGTTTTTTTACTTGATCTTGGTTTAGAGAGGTTGAATTTTCTTCAACCGTATAGAGATACTCAATAAATTCATCTAATTGCTGCATTTGTTATATTGATATTTTTGATGAAATTACTATTCCTAAAATAAGCTTTGCATAAATTAGTCTAAAATGAATAAACGTAAATATCAAGTTTGCATCAGTTTGAGATAGTTTGATTATTCCCTTTTTTAAGTATAGTTTATTTACGGTATTTACAAGTTCCGTAACTTTTGTAATTGGCATGTTTGATACAAGGCTGCCAAGCACTTCATTAAAAACTTCTCGACTTAATCCACTCTTTGGATCAGATACACTAGTTAACCACTCGTCAGTTTCAATTGAAATATTTCGTTTTACCAATAAATCCTTTGATTTTAGTCCACGATCGATTTGTTTAGCAATCTTATCGAGTTTTTTAACTGAGCTCGACACTTCATCTATCCAGAGTAAATCTTCTTTAAATATTGAAATTTTTGATTTTATTGGGCTAGCTGTATGGATAAAATCAATTACAGTTGGTGATTTGGAGGTTCTAACCGGTTCAAATTCATCATCGAACATTGCTGCAAGAACCGGGGAGTTTGCAATTTCCATAGTAAATTCATCCCTAAATGGGAAATTTGCCAAAAATGGATAGGTTCGATTAATCAAGCGTTCGTCTTTAGTGATTTCTTTCACCGTTCGTTAACTTTTAGGTTATTTATTAGTATATTAAACCAAAATATGCAAAGTCAAGTATAACAAGATATGTCAAAACAGCTAGAACAACAAATAAAGTCACTCGATTTAAAGCAAAATGCAATCAAGATCTTAATTAACTCATTTTACGGTGCATTTGGTAATAAGTATTTCTATTTTCATAATAACGAAATAGCTCAGTCTATTACTTTACAGGGTCAAGACCTAATTAAATTTTCAATCAAGGCAATTAACCACTATTTTCAACAAAAGTGGCACCTTGATACAGAACTTCACGAGAAATTAGGTATTTCAGGTAAAACCATTAATCGAGTTGAGAAAGAAGCCGCTGTATATACAGATACTGATTCAGTTTACGTATGTTTTGACTATGCAATTAAATCTATTGAAGATTTTGAATTAACTGAGACTCAATCCCTTGAATTTTGTTTGGCAATTAACCGCCATCGACTTAAAAATTATTTTGAACAAGCATTTGAAAAATATGCAGTTCATTTTAATACCGATAATCGCCAGAATTTTGAACTTGAAAATTTATCTAGATCTGGAATTTGGTTAGCTAAGAAAAAATATATTTTAAAGGTTTCATATAAAGATAATAAGCACGAACGTCTTTTAGACAAAGAATCATTAATTATTAAAGGCCTTGAAGCAATTCAAGCTTCATATCCAGTTTGGGCAAGACAACATCTACAAACACTTTATTCCTATCTACTTGATATTGGTTATAACATTGACTTAGAAGGCGATCTTATCCCAAAACTAGCAGCACTAAAAACTGAATGTGATGCTTTACCAGTTGAAGAAATTGCATTTAACTTCTCAGTTAGAGTTTATGAAGAGTACCTAAAAAGTTTAGTACCGTTAGTATTAGAAACCGGGATGCCAATTTACGGTAGAGCAGTTGCCTATCATAATCACTTAATTAAATCAACAAACAATCAAAAGTATCCACTAATTCGTAGCGGTTCAAAAATTAAATTTTATTATGCAGCACAAAATGCATATGATTTTGATATTTTTGCCTATGCTCCAGGTTCTTATCCTGAAGAAATTGCCGTACCTATGGATCGCGACCAACAGTTCTTTAGATTAATTATCGAGCCAATCAATAAATTATTGGTTGCAATTGGATTTACTGAATTAACTCCAAAATTAACCCGAAAAATTGAAGTAGTTAAATCTAGAAGCCGTAGTAAAGATTTTACACCAGACGAAACATTCCCACTATATTCAGTAAATACTGAAACTTTAGAGTATTGCGAAATTCCAGAAAGTTGTCAAGCATTCATTGGCAATCCAGATTTACAAGTACCGCCAGAATTATTTACAACCTATATTTCAGCTATTTCTAAATACGGCCTAAATACGGTAATTGTTCCAAAGCATGAACTTGCTAAATATAGAGACCGAGTTGGAAAAAAGAAAGGTATTGAAGTGAGTGATCCATTTGCAATTCCACACGAAGTTATGGAAGCCTATTTAGCAGAGAATGGTTGGACTGAAATTAATGCACCAGATGGCGGAGTATGGTTACAGACTGACAAATATGAAAAAGCTGTTAAAACAGGAAAAGATTATTCCAAAATGGGATATGATCTCGACAAAGCTTACAAAAGCGCAATAAAACCAAAGCCTGTAAAGAAGGTGCCTGTAACTAATGAAGATTGAGGAAATAACCGCATTCATTGAAACACTTCTACGTAAGAGATTTCATGATGTTCCAGAAAAACAGAAAATTGATGGCGATACTGGGCGTAAATTAAATTTTGCTTGTCCGATTTGTGGTGACTCTGACAAAAAAGTCTCTAAGAAGAGAGGTAATCTCTATTTAGATACTGGCGCATACAAATGTTTTAACGATGGATGCATGGCATACATGACGGTTGGGGAATTTGTAGCAAACATGAGTAAGCAACATGGAATAATGTTGCCAAGTTTTATTTTAGAGGATGAGTACAAACCAGTTCAAGCAAAGCGAACTGAAAATCAATTAATCCGATTCTTAACTTCTGATACTTCACAATTGGTTAAAATAACTGATGTAATTAACCGATTTTCTTTAAAAAGGCTTGATCTAGTTGAAGAAACTTCTACTGCATATCAATACATAAAAGGTAGAGGGCTTAATTTAATTGAAGATTTTGGAGATTGTCTCTATACTGACTCGTCTGATAATAAAGTTTATATTTTTAATTTTGACAGACGATCAGGTAAATTATTAGGATTTTCAATTCGTAATCTTGATCCAAATACTGAGCGTAAATATATTATTAAATCATATACTGACCTTTCTCAAATATTTTCGCAAAAGGGTTTAACCAAAGAATTAGTAGAGGATGCAAATTTCCTAAATAACTATTTCAATATCTTAAATATTGATTTTAGTAAACCTATCCGAATGACTGAGGGTCAATTTGACTCCCTGTTTGTAGATAACGCAATTGCAACTTCCGGAGCATCAAAGGCCAGAAGTATTTTTTCTAATCTTGGAGCAAAAGGCGCAACTCAAGTCCTATTTGATCGAGATAAGGCCGGTAAAACCCAAATGATGAACTTTATAAAACAAGGTTATTCAGTATTTTTATGGAATAAAGCAATCGGCGACCTAAAAAGAAAATTTAGTTCAGTTGATGACCAAGTTTCATTAAATAAAGTAAAGGATATTAATGATCTATTTTGCTATATTCATGATAGGGATTCTCAATATTCACTTAACGAATTTAACCTTTGGCTCAACAGTTATTTTAGCGATTCCGTGTTTGACATGGCATACCTATAAATAACTATATGAAACCTAAAGATCCAAAGAAGATTCAGGACTTCCTAAAACCTAGAGCCGGCAAAATTAGACAGGGCTATTTTAGACCATCAGATCTTTCAAAATACATCGGAGATCCAACTAAAATTATATTTAGAAGTTCTTGGGAGTTTAAATTCCTTAATTGGTGTGATCATAGTCCAACCGTTATTAAGTACTCAAGTGAACCCGTTGGAATTCCGTACTATTCTCCATTAGATAAGCGAGGTCACACTTATTATATTGACTTCTATATTACAACTAAGGACAATGATGGTAATGAACAGTCTTGGCTAATTGAAGTAAAACCTGATAAGTATACAAAACCGCCAACTGCTCCAGCCAGAATGACTGATAAGCAAACTGCCAATTATGTATATGCGGCAAAGCAATATATTGTGAACCAGGCTAAATTTGAAGCTGCTAAAGAATTTGCATCAGTACGAGGTTTAAAATTTGGCATAATAACCGAAAACTTTCTGTTCAAATCAATATAAAAGATATAAATGAATCAATTAGAGAAATTAAAGGATTTTTATCAAAATGGAACAGACCCAGAGTTTAGTCCAAATCCAAATCATATATTTGGTTCAAATACCAATACATCAAAGACCTTTTTAATGCCTGGGCATTTTTATACTCACATAGAGCTTGACCCAATCGGTCCTGACCAGGTCCCAACTTGGGACGAATACGAAATGATGAAAAACCCATCAACTAGAGAAAATTCGCTAATTGAGAGATATCCAAAGGTTAAAAAGCCATTTTACGATAATCGGCCAATCTTTTTGGCGCTAAGTACTGACGGCTTTGGTTTAAATGTCAAGCTAATGTCACAACCTTTGCGTAAAAAGTTTATCAGAATGTATCTTAAGCAGGTTGCAAATTTGCTTGATAAATGCTATTCAGATGGAACCTTGATTGATATTGATAAACGGCTCAGAATGAGTGAACTTTCTGCCTTTTATAGAATTAACTTAGACTTTATTAAAGCTATATCTGGTTTACCCGATATTAAATTCAATCTTCTGGTGAATAAATATAATAGAGAAAAGATGCGAAATTTGTCGTTAATAGATTGGAATGATGTTCCTAAACTACACTTAGCAAACTATTCAACTGATAAAATGATATCGGCTAGATCAAGTTTTTCACTCTTTGAAATAAAATAAAACAAATAAATGGCAGGATTTTTAGATAGTAACCCATTAAGAGGCCTTAGATCAGGTTTAACCGCTCTAAGCCGTTTTGGTATGAAGTAC